GAGCGTTCCCGAAGGTAGGAACAGGGTAGGAACAGTAAGGAACATCAGGGTGTTTTTTGAAACCAGACCCATTTCGGTGTTCCCATCACTCTTTTCTTTTTTCGATCATATTTGAGACTGCGTAAGATTTGACTTACGGTCATCATGTCACTTTTCGTTTGTCTTTCGATAGGTTTTTCGATGGCATCTGTTAACAAAACTTCAATAGTAATATCTTTTACTGAGTTGGACGGATCATTCAACCAATGGCTGATAACGGATGACCAGGGAGAATCAACCATGTATCCAAGATTTTCTTTTTCAATCTGGTTTTCCTGTTCAAAGGATAAGAAGTGCGATTCTTTATTTTTAAAAGCATGAACGGCAGCCGACCAGATGGAGTCACGTTCAAGTTGTAGTGAATCAAGGTCAATTGATTTTGTAGTAACTGGGATTATCCAAAATCTTCGGTTGCCTGTGTCATCTATTAACAAACCTGATTCTTTATTAGTTGATCCGACAATGATGCCTCTTCTTGGCCATTCTTCTACGGCCTTACCGTATGGAACTCTTAGAAGATCGGTTGATCTTGATAAAAAAGCTTTTACCACACCTGCGTGTTTACGGCTTGTGATCCCGTCAATTTCGCTCCACTCCATTCCCCATGAACGATGTAGGACAAGAAGATCATCTTTTGAGGAGATATCACCGAGAGCATCTGAAAAGAAGGGGCCGAAGAGGGTTTGCCAGAATGATGATTTTTTTATCCCCTGTGACCCCTGCAAGACGGTGGCGGTATCATGCTTACAACCAGGCATATAAACTCTTCTCACTGCATTTATCAAAGTAAGTTTGAGCATGGTGTCATATATTGTCGGCTCGTTGAGGCTTTGATCCTGTGGCCTTAGATATGTTGAGGCTAAAGATTCAATGTAAGCTGGTTGGATTTCGTTGTAGCAATGATCAAGATAAAGTTTTACAGGATCATATTCATTTTCATGAGCCACCTTTAGGAGGCAATCAACCGCCATTTCTTTTGGCACTTTATAACCAAGCTCTGCGAGAGTAAGATAAAAAATCTCAATATTTTTTATAACTTTGCCATCCATTTCTATCGAATGAGAAAAGGTATTAAATCTGATTTCCTGTTTTAGGTTGCGTAAAAAGTTTATGAGTTCTTGTGATGTAAGTTGTTCTAATTTACGAGGAACAGGAGTTGATTCTTCTTTTGGTTCTATTGATGTTGGAAAAATGCGTGGTGGTGGAGTCCAACCATCTTCGGAGGCAAACTTCTGGAGTGTACCTAGAGAAACC